AATGGCAGAAGCTGCGGGAGAGGAACGAGGCGCTGGACGCCCGCGTCTACGCCCGGGCGGCGGCGTGGATCGCCGGGGCGGATCGGTGGTCCGAGGCGCAGTGGGCGGAGCTGGAGCGGCAGGTGGCCATGGAAACCGGCGAGCCTGGAACGGCCGGCACACCGAAACGCTTGAGCCGCCCGGCACCGCGCCGGCGACGAACCCTGCGCTCGAATTACATGGGCTGATCGATGGCCACATTGGCAGATCTGCAGACCCGCCGCGAGGCACTGCTGGCCTCGCGCGCCTCGGGCGTGGCGCGGGTGAGCTACGAGGGCAAAACGGTGGAATACCGCAGCCTTGCCGAGATCGACCGGGCCATCGAGGCGCTGGAGCGCGAGATCGCCGCGGCCGAGGGGCGGCGGGTGATCCGGCATCTGCGGGTGACCACGGACAAGGGGCTGTGAGGCATGGGCCTGTTCGATGCCTTGCGCCGCCGGGGGCCCGGTGGCGCCCAGGGGGTGCGCGCCCGCCTCGAGGGCGCCATGGCAAGGCGCCGGTTGCGCGGCTGGCAGCCGCCCCTGGAGAACATCAACTCACTTGTCTCGGCCGGCGGCCCGCGTCTGCTGGCTCGCTCGCGCGAGCTGGTGGTCACCAACGGCTATGCCGCCAATGCCTGCGAGGCCTGGGCGGCCAATCTGGTCGGCGACGGGATCAAGCCATCGTCCTTGCTGGAAGACGGCGAACTTCGGGACCGCGTCCAGCGCCTGTGGCTCGCCTGGACCGACGAGGCCGATGCCGATGGTCTGACGGATTTCTACGGGCTGCAGGCGATGGTCGCCCGCGAGATGTTCGTGGCCGGCGAATGCTTCGTGCGGCTGCGCCCCCGTCGGCCGGAGGACGGCCTGCGGGTACCCCTGCAATGCCAGTTGCTGCAATCGGAGATGCTGCCGTTTGACAAGACGGAAACCGCGCCGAACGGCAACGCGATCCGCTGCGGCATCGAGTTCGACAAGATCGGGCGGCGAGTCGCCTATCACTTCCGCCGTCGCCACCCCGGCGACAGTACGGACAGGGGAGACGTCCTGCCTGAAACGACCCGCGTTCCGGCGGCCGACGTGCTGCACATCTACCGCCCGCTGGATGCGGGCCAGATCCGCGGCCTGCCGCATGTGGCGCCGGCCATGGTGCGGCTGTTTCTCTTGGACCAGTACGACGATGCCGAGCTTGATCGCAAAAAGACCGCGGCGATGTTCGCGGGCTTCATCACCAAGGCCGCGCCCGAAGAACAGCTGATGGGCGCGGTCGAGGATGGGGAGGACGGCACCGGGATCGCAAGCCTCGAGCCCGGCACGCTGCAGGTGCTGCTGCCGGGCGAAGACGTGACCTTCTCGAACCCCGCCGATGTGGGCGGCGGTTACGAAGCCTTCCAGTATCGCACGCTTCTGGCGATCTCGGCCTCGCTGGGGCTACCCTATCACCTGGTCACCGGGGATGTACGCCAGGCCAACTACTCGAGCCTGCGCGCCGAGCTGGTCGAGTTCCGCCGCCGCTTCAGCCAGCTGCAGCACGGGGTGATCGCGCATCAGCTCTGCCGTCCCATCTGGGAGCGCTGGCTGGAGACGGCGGTGCTGGCCGGGGCGCTGGAGCTGCCCGACATGGGTGCGGCCCGGGCCGTGCACTGGATCCCGCCGCGCTGGGACTGGGTGGATCCCCTGAAGGACATCCAGGCGCAGCTTCTGGCGATCGAGGCGGGGCTGATGTCGCGCCGGAAGGCCGTCGAGGCCACCGGCTACGACATCGAGGAGATCGACCGCGAGAACGCCGCCGATGCGGCCCGCGCCGCCGAGCTGGGGCTCTCCTACGGCAAGGGCTCAAGCCAGAGGCAGGGGGCACGGGCGACGCCTCCAAAAGAAACCACCCCCAACAAGGGAAACTGATCCATGAACAGCTGGTACAATATCCGCGCCACCGCCGAAGGCGCGGAACTGTCGATCCATGACGAGATCGGCGCTTATGGCGTCAGCGCCAAGGACTTCATCAATGAACTCGGGCAACTGCCAGGCGATGCGGCGCTCACCCTGCGGCTCAACAGCCCCGGCGGCTCGGTCTTCGATGCGGTGGCCATCTACAACGCGCTGAAGCGCCACGCGGGCAATGTCACCGTGACCATCGACGGCATTGCCGCCTCTGCCGCCTCCTACATCGCCATGGCAGGCGATGAGATCATCATGCCGGAAAACGCCTTCCTGATGATCCATGACCCGTCCGGTCTGGTGATGGGCACCGCCGCCGACATGCGGGCCATGGCCGAGGCGCTCGACAAGATCGCTGGCGCGCTCGTCAAGGGATACGCAGCGAAGTCGGGCAAGGCGGAGGAAGAGGTGGCTGCGCTGATGGCGGCGGAGACCTGGTTCACGGCAGCCGAGGCGGTGGAAGCGGGCTTTGCGGACGCCCTCGCGGAGCCAGTGAAGATCGCCGCCAGCTTCGATGTCACGCGCTTCCGCAATGCGCCGCCCGGGGTGGTCGAGGCTCTGGCATCGAGGTCCTCGCCCGAGGTCGAAACCGGCAGGAACGAGGAAAACGCGAAAGGGGACGGCGAAAGCCCCGCTGACACGACGCCGGAAGTGCCTGACCCCTCAACCGCCCACACCGAGGCCATGGATTACGCCCGCGCGGTGGTCGATCTCTGCCGCCTTGCCGGCCAGCCGCGGATGGCCGCAGGCTTCCTCGAGCGCGAGGCCAGCCTCGAGGAGGTGCGCGCGGCGCTGCTGACCGCCCGCGCCGAGGCCGATCCCGAGATCACCGCCCATCATCCGCAACCCGGTCCGGGCCCCTCGGCGCGCCCCTGGGCCGACATCATCAACCGCACCTTCAAGCGCAAGGGATAACAGACCATGCCCGTTCTTTCCGAGACCACCCACCCCGGCGGCTTCCTCGTCTGGGAGGCCTTCCGCGATTACACCCGCGAGGTCGTCACCATCGCAACCGGCACCCCGAACCCGGTCCTGCGGCCCGGCACCGTGCTGGGCAAGATCACCGCAACCGGCAAATACGCCGCCCACGACCCGGCGGCCACCGACGGCACCGAGACCGCCGTCGCCGTGCTCTGGGGCAAGGCCGATGCCACGGCGGCCGACGTGAACGCCGTCGCGCTCCTGCGCGGGCCCGCCATCGTCAACGGCAAGGATCTGGTCTTTGCCGGCACCCTGACGCAGCCCGAGATCGATGCGGCGCACGCAGCACTGGCCGCCGCCGGCATCCTGGTGCGCTGATCCCCCCCAACACTGAAAGGAACACGCGATGCCCACCCTGGACATCTTCGACACCGATGCCTTCTCGGTGATCGAGCTCACCCGCGCGCTGGAAAACATCCCCTACAAGCCGGCCACCCTCACCGGTTCCGGCCTGTTCGCAGACCGCGGCGTGCGAAGCCGCACCGTCGTGATCGAGAGCCGCGACGGCACGCTGTCGCTGATCCCGTTCTCCGAACGCGGCTCGGCCTATGAGCAGCAGATTCCTGAACGGCGCGACGTGCGCGCCTTTGTCTGCCGCCAGTTCAAGAAACAGGACGTGCTCTGGGCCTCGGAAATCCAGGGCATCCGCGCCTTTGGCACCGAGAGCGAGACCCAGCAGGTTCAGCAGGAGGTGGCAAGGCGGCTCAAGCGCCTGCGCACCGATGCCGAGGCCACCTTCGAGTATCACCTGCTGAACGGCATCCAGGGCAAGGTGCTGGATCCGAAGGACGGCGCCGTCGTCATCGACTACTTCGCCGAGTTCGCCATCACGCCGGCCACGGAGGTGAACTTCGATCTGGCCAACACAAACCCCGCCTCGGGGGCCCTGCGCAAGAAGTGCCAGGCGCTGATCGAGAGCGTCGAAGGCGATCTGGGAGGTCTTTCGACCGGCGCCGTGCAGCTCAGGGCCGAATGCGGCTCGGCCTTCTTCTCGGACCTCGTGGCCCACAAGGAGGTGCGCGAGACCTACCTCAACACCGCCGCCGCGGCCGATCTGCGGTCGCGGGTGGCCGACGAGGTCAGCTTCGGCGGCATCACCTTCCGCCGCTACCGGGGCAATGCCGCCTTCGGCGTTCCACCCGACAAGGCCTTCTTCTATCCCGAAGGCGTCGAGGGCCTGTTCGAGATCTACTACGCCCCGGCCGACACCTTCGAGACGGTCAACACCCTCGGCCTGCCGCTCTATGCCCGCTCGATCCCCGACCGCGACCGCGACGAGTGGGTGCGGCTCGAAATCGAGAGCAACCCGTTGCCGATATGCACCCGCCCGCAGGTGCTCAGGAGCGGACGGCGGGCGTGATGAATGCCTTCGCGGTGTCCATCGATGCTCTGTTTGCCGACGTGAACCTTGGCCTTGATGCCACCTGGTATCCGGCGGGTGGTGCGCCCGTGCCCGTCCGGGTGATCCGCAAGGCGCCGGATGAGGTCACAGCATTCGGCGCGGCGCAGATCCTGTCGGAGACCACACTGGTCGATGTGCGGACATCCGAGATGGCTAATCCGAAGCCGGGGGATGGCGTTACCATCGGCGCCGAGGACTTCACTATCCAGGGCGAGCCGAAGCGGGACCGGGATCGGTTACTCTGGACCCTGGAACTGGTGCCGGCGTGAAGCTGAAGATCGACTTCGAGCCTGATCTGGTGGCCATGCTGCAGGAAGAGGTCAGGGCCGGCGAGCGGGCCGTGAAGGCGGCGATGACCGAGGCCGGAGGGGACCTGAAACAGGCCTGGCGCCGGCAGATCGCACAAGCCGGTCTCGGCCACCGCCTGCCGCGCACCATCCGCAACCGCACCTATCCGCAGCATACCGACAGCCTCGATGCCGCAGCGTTTGTCTGGTCGAACGCCCCCGAGATCATCTCGGCCCATGACCAAGGCGTGCTGATCCGCTCGAAAACGGGCTTCTGGCTGGCAATCCCGCTGCCCGCCGCCGGCAAGGGCCGTGGTGGGGCGCGGCTGACCCCGGGCGAGTGGGAAAAACGTCGCGGCATGCGCCTGCGCTTCGTCTACCGCCGGCGCGGGCCCAGCCTGCTGGTCGCAGACGGGCGGCTCAGCAGCCGTGGCCTCGGCGTGACATCGCGCTCAAAAACCGGCCGGGGCCGTGCCACGGTGCCGATCTTTCTGCTGGTCCCGCAGGTCAGGCTGCGCAAGCGGCTCGATCTGGCGCGGGATGTTGAGCGGGTGGTCGGCAAGGTGCCGCGGTTAATCGTTGCGAATTGGGTGGAGGGACGGTTGGGATAAAACCAGCGACAGTGGACCAAACCGTTGTTCGCTGAGTTCGCTAACTTTCGTGCCTTTGTCTTCGCGCTTGTCGAAGTCTACATTTATGGCTTGCAACAACAGAATAATTGAAAGACCATTACGGGAACACAAAATGCTGATTTGAGGGATGGTATGGGTAGCACTGGCTCTGGAAGCTTCTCGGACTACCCCGGTTCGCGCCCGAAAGAGGGGGGCGAGGGAACCGGGGGTGGCGGCGCAAGTGGGGAAGATCGCTGCGCCCGCGCATTCTCTTGCGCCCTCGAAGAGGTTGAGCAGTGTGACTACTTTTCCGCGAATGGAGGCGTTCCTCCGACCAACACCGCGTTAACAATCGAGCAGCGTGGCCGGCTGTTCGCCGTCGACGCGAGCGGCCAAACCGTTGGGGCGCTGCCCACCAGATTCAACTATCTCGCAGACTGCATGGTTGCAGGCTTCACCTATGAGGGGCGCGTCATTTCATCGGCATCGGCTCCGGTTGCATCGGTCAACGTGGACTTTGCGCCGCGGACGCCATGAGTACTAGGCAAGACCTTCTGCTGGTCGGCGAGGTCTATGTAGATTTCACCCTTCCAAATGCAGGTGCTGAAAGTAAACTACGACTCGGCGGCATCGTTCACGCGGCCCGCGGGCTATGGGCAATTAACGCGAAATTCTCCGTGGCCGCTGTATGCCCCGGCTATCTGGTCGCTCAGGCGCAAGCCTACCTCGAACTCTTGGGATGCAGCGAATTCATCTGGCTGGCAGAGATCAAGGGCGCACCCAACGTCATGGCGATTGGCGATCCAACCGAACTCGCGGACCAAGCCTATCAAGATATCCTGAGGGACGAAAAATCCGTCGAATACCGCAATGAAGTTGACGCACTTAAGACATTCAAAACTTGTCTGATTTTCCCTGGAAAGTACGACCTCACGGTCTTGAGATCCCTACTTGCCGAGGAAATTCAGGCAAGCTTCGATATCGCCTATGATCTTCCGGACCTTCAATCGCTCTCATCGTTTAAGGGCAATATTGCCGCCATAATGACTTCTACATCGTCTCCATTGTTCTTAGATAAAGCAGCAGAGGACTTGTCGGGCTTGTTGTCTGAATTGCGGGATCTGTCGCCGCAAGCCATTCTTCTGAAGGAAAATCGAGGCGGCAGCCGTGTGTTCGATCTTCGCGGTGACAAAGTCGACGAGATCCCGGCGCTCCTCGGCGAAACCGTCAACTCGGTCGGTGTCGGTGACGTTTATTCAGCGGTTTTCGTGTCCATGCTGGGTTCAGGCGTTATTGATGCCGGATGGAAGGCAGCGCGCGCTGCAACGTGCTATGCCCACACGACCTACCCGGACGACTTCAAGAGAGATGTCCAGCGCAGCCTCGCGCTCTCCGTCGACCAAATGCGCGGCCTAGGCGGAACAGTTCTGCCCTGGCATGAACGGCCTGCCTTCCAGATATATTTCGCCGCTCCCGATTTTTCTTACGTCGACCGCACGCAGATCGATGAAGCACTTCAAGCGCTTGCCTATCATAATTTTCGGCTTCGCCGCCCGATACAAGAGAACGGAGAGCTATCCCCACAAAGCTCGATGCATGAAATGCGAGCCGCATATCTGGGTGACTTGGGACTTTTCGAGGAGTGTGATCTTGTGTTTGCACTGCCACTGGAGCGCGATCCTGGCACTCTCGTTGAAATTGGCCTGGCTCTTGCGCTTAAGAAGCCTGTGATCACATTTGATCCGCTCAGAGAGAATACCAACACCATGGTGATAGCGGGTAGCACCGTCTATTCGGACAAGCTCGATACCTGCCTGAACGGACTCTTCGAAGTTATGTCTAGACTAAGGGCGACATGCTCATGAAACAGGCTGTAGTCATGGTCTCTGGCGGACTCGATTCTACGACGGTCTGCTATCTGCTGGTCAGCGAGGGGACGGAAGTTCATCCCATCTTCTTCGACTACGGGCAACACTGTGCCGAGACAGAATGGGCGAAGGTGCAGGAAGTCCTCCCGCAGGAGGCGATGCCCCCGGAGCGACTGAATATCTCGGACATCTTCAAGGGCTCGCGATCACGGATGATCTTGGAAGCAGATCTTTGGAAGGAAGCCGTCTCTGATGATGACTTGTACCTTCCGTACCGGACGATGCTGTTCTTCGCTGTGGCCGCAGCACGTGCCCAGACGCTTCGAATCCTCAACGTCTATTCAGGTTTCATCAACAGCAATCATGCCAAGGAAATAGATTGCAGCACCGAGTTCATGAACGGTCTTGAAGAGCTTTCCCATGGCGTTGGCGCCGTGCGCTTCCATGCGCCTTTCCGCGAGAAGACGAAGACCGACGTCGTTCGACAAGCTCTGGCGCTTGGGGTGCCTATCGGCCGAACATTCTCCTGCCAGGTGTCAAGTTCGTTTCCATGCGGGGCCTGCCCCAACTGCGTAGAGAGGCTGAATGCCTTGGCAGACGCTGGCATAGCGTAAATAGGAATAATTGAAGTGACAAGAAACCTGAACAATTCAGACGTTCTGTATGCCGCCCGGCGTATTGCCGACCATGCTGTTCGAACCGGTGTTCTGGGATCGCGCGTCGCTTTCAGACCCGTCTATAGGCACATGGGCGCCGTACTTGCTGACTCGGTCCTACAAGCCGGACTGAACTATGCGAAAGTTGTGAAGCCCCGCATTGCCTCCATTCTTAAAACCTACCCACGCGCCACAACCATGAACATCTTGATGGGGGTGATCGAGCAAGAGGGAAGCCCGAAGTTCCTGCAATGGCAGCATCGGGAGAAGGTTTCACGCTTTGACAATTTGGTCGCCTTTATGGTCGAGGCGGAAATTGATAGCACATCCGATCTGGGCAGAGCGCTACAGGACAAAAGCTTTCGGAGGGATATCCGGCATGTGAGAGGGGTCGGCCCAAAAACCGTTGATTACATGGCCTGCCTGGTGGGTATGGATTGCATCGCTGTAGATCGTCACATCCGTGGCTTTGCTGAGCTCGCCGGATTGGAGGACGGCAGTTACGATTTTCTCCGTGAAGTGTTCAGCTTTGCTGCGGACTTACTATCAATCTCTCGACGTGAATTGGATGCGAGTATCTGGCGCTATCAGTCAGAACAAACAGCGCGACAACTATCTCTTGAGTTCATTTAGTAGCACGTGGTGTCTTCGCCTGCCTAAACGTGTTGTTGGGATCAAGCCGCCTCTCAACCTTCGGAATTCCAAATGCCCACCCCCCGCGAAACCATCCTGCAGGCTCTGCTTGCGGCCTTGCAAACCGTGCCCGCGTCCATCCTGCGCGGAGAGGTGCTGCCCGAGCGCGTGCCGGCCGGTGGCCTCTTGATCCTGCGCGACGGCGAGCCGGCGGAGCCGGAGGTGACGCTGTCGCCGCTCGCCTACCACTACCAGCACCGCGCCGAGATCGAGGCGGTGGTTCAAGGCACCGACCGTGACGTCGCATTCGACACGCTGACCGCCAGCATCGGCGCAGCGCTCGCCGCCGACCGGACGCTGGGCGGTTTGTGCGACTGGGTCGAGGCGGAGGCGCCCCGGCCCGTTGATCTGCCCGTGGAAGGCGCTGTGAGCCTGAAGGCCGCCGTCATTCCGGTGATCCTGCACTACACCACGGCCGATCCGCTCGGCTGATCACACATCATAGGAGAACACGATGGCACGCGCCCAAGGCGCGCGGTCGCAGCTGGCGGCCGCGTTTGAAACCACCTATGGAACCGCACCGGCGTCCGGCTTCATGCAGATGCCCTTCGCCAGCGCTTCGCTGGGGGCTGAACAGCCGCTGTTGGCCTCCGAGCTTCTGGGCTATGGCCGCGATCCGCTGGCCCCGATCAAGGATGCGGTGACGGTTGATGGTGATATCAAGGTGCCGCTTGATGCCGAGGCCTTCGGCTTCTGGCTGAAGGCCGCGTTCGGCAATCCCACCACCACCGGCACCACCAACAAGACGCACACCTTCAAGTCGGGCTCCTGGAACCTGCCCAGCATGGCGATCGAGGTGGCGATGCCGGAGATCCCGCGCTTCGCAATGTACACCGGCTGTGTGCTGGACCAACTGAGCCTGCAGATGCAGCGCTCGGGGCTGCTGACGGCGGACGTCAAGCTGGTGGCGCAGGGCGAGAATGTCGCAACCACCACGGCCGCCGGCACGCCCACGGGCTACGCCCTGCAGCGGTTCGGGCATTTCAACGGCGCAATCAAGCGCAATGGCACCGCTCTGGGCAACATCGTCTCGGCGGACCTCACCTATGCCAACAATGTCGAGCGGATCGAGATCATCCGCAACGATGGGCGCATCGACGGGGCCGACCCGTCCATCGCCGCGCTCACCGGCAAGATCGACGTGCGCTTCGCCGACACGACGCTGATGGACCAGGCGCTGAATGGCAGTTCGGCGTCGCTGGAATTCTCCTGGGTAATTTCGGCCAATGTCAGTCTGACCATCACCGCCCATGCCGTCTACCTGCCGCGACCGCGGGTGGAAATCCAGGGACCGCAGGGCATCCAGGCCAGCTTCGACTGGCAGGCGGCCTATGACTCCGTGGCCGGGCAGATGTGCACGGTCGTTCTCAAGAACCAGGTGGCGAGCTACTGACATGCTGAAACTCGATCTTTCCAATGAACCCGCGTGGCTGGACCTCGGTCATGGCGTGCGGGTGTTTCTTACCCCGCTGACCACGGCAATGATGGTGGCGGCGCGGGGTGACCCGGCCGTGCAGGCCTTGTCCGAGGACGCCACCGACGAGGAAAACGCGCTGGCCTTTGCCAGGGCGCTGGCCAGGGTGGCAATCCTCGACTGGGAGGGTGTTGGCGATGCCGACGGCAACCCCATCCCCGTCAGCCCCGAGGCCATCGGCGCCCTTCTCGATCTCTGGCCGCTCTTCGAGGCCTTCCAGACCGGCTATGTGGCGAAGGGCCTCCTGCTGGAGCAGGAAAAAAACGCCTCATCGCCCTTGCCGACTGGGTCTTCGGCGGGGGCGATGGGTACTGCGACGCCTGCCCGCAAACCTGCCCCAACTGCCCGCAAGTCCTGAATGCGCCGCAGACGTATGAGGGCGTGCAGGTCTGGGACCTGGTGGGGCGCCTCGGAGGTCAGCTGCGCGTGGCCCCCTCGGGCGGGATCATTGGCTGGGACATGAGCGCTGCACTGGCATTGACCGGGGCGCTGGGTGTGCCGGGCGTTGCGGTGGCGGAACTGCTGCCCGCGATCGAGGCGGTGATGGTCGTGAAGCTCAATGAGCGGATCACTGATGCTGCCGGGGATGACGTCAGCCCCTGACCTTCTCGATCAGGGTTACGCCGGGCAGGCCATCGAAATGCGCATCACAGGTCACCAACCCGGCGCCGTGGGCGCGGGCCGTGGCGAAGATGATCGCATCTGCCGTGGCCAGCCTGTGTTCGCGGCAGGCATCCGCTGCCGCCAGCGCGATCTCGGTGTCGAGCGGCACGACATGGCAGACCTGGGTGAAGGCAATGACCTGATCGGCCTTGTCCTCGCCCACCTCGCGGGTCAGCCACTTGGCAAGCTCGAGCTGGACCATGGTCGGCACCAGCCAGTCGGCTTGCTCGGGCAGATGCGCCTCGACCTTGTCGCCGGTGGGCGAGCCGATCAGCCATTCGATCCAGGCCGAGCTGTCGACGAGCACCATCAGAAGCGATCCGCGTGATCGCGGTAATCCTCAGGGTTGGCGCCCTTTGCCAGTCCCTTGAGGTCGTCCTTGTCCGGCACGGGCACCAGCAGCACGCCGGTCCCCTTGGGGATGAAGGCGAATGTCAGTCCGGCCTCCCAATGCTGGGCGCTGCGGATCGCCTTGGGGATCGAGATCTGGAACTTGGAAGACAGTCGGGCGGTTTCGGGCATTGTCTTACCTGCGGTTGATCGTTGCCCATAACGTAAGACGAATAGCCCCACATTTCAAGGAAGCCGAACAATGGCAGAAAAACGCGTCTCCGTCCGCCTGGCGGCGGTGGGTGGCAAGCAGGTGCGGGCCGAGCTGGAAGGCATCGGTGACGCTGGCAAGCGCGGCTTCGGCAAGGCCTCGCGCGAGATGGAGATCGCCAACGCCAGGCTCGCGAAGTTTGCCCGGCGCGCAAAGATCGCCGCCGGCATCATGGCCGCCGCTGCCGTCTCGGCCGGTGTTGCCATGGTGCGTTCCGGCCTGCAGGTGATCGACGAACAGGCCAAGCTGGCCGCCAGCCTCGGCACCACGACAGAAAGCCTGCAGGTGCTGGCGCGCGCGGCCGAACTGGCGGGCGTCTCGCAGGGCGAGGTCGAGCAGGCGACGATCATGATGACGAAAAGCCTGTCTCAAGCCGCCCAGGGCACCGGGCCGGCGGTGAAGGCGCTCGAGCAACTGCACCTGTCGGCCAGCGATCTTGCCAAGCTGCCGATCGACGAGAAGCTGACGGTGATCCAGGACGCCATCCAGCGTTACATCCCCGCCGCCGAGCGCGCCGCCGTCGCCTCGCAGATCTTCGGGGCGCGGGCCGGGTTGATCTTTTCGCGCATCGACAGCGCCACCTTGCGCCAGGCGACGCAGGACGTGAAGGATTTCGGTGTCGCGGTCTCGGAACAGGACGCGGCGCAGATCCAGCGCACCAACGATGCGCTCTCGCGCATGGGGCTGCTGTGGCGCGGCATCGCCAACCAGCTGGCCGTGGCGGCCGCCCCGGCGCTCGAGGCGATGGCGGATGCCTTTGCCACGGTGGCCAAGACCACCGGCCCGCTGGGGCGCGCGATCAGGGGGCTGTTCGATCATATCGGAGAACTCACCACCATCGCCGCTACCTTCGCCGGGGTTCTCGGCGTGCGCCTTGTTGCCTCGCTGACCGCCGCGGCGTTGGGCGTCGGCAAGCTGGCGCTGTCGATGAAGGTCCTGCGCGCGGCCATTATTCGCACCGGGCTCGGTGCGTTGATCGTCGGCGCGGGCGAACTGATCTACTGGTTCGGCCGGCTGGTGAAGGGCGCCGGCGGGTTCGGGAAGGCGCTCGGGCTTCTCAAGGACGTGGCTGCCGAGGTCTGGACCCGCATTGGCGATGGCGCCTGGAGCATCGTTCTGCGCATGCGCGCCGTCGGCAATCGCCTCAAGGCCACCTGGTTCGACGCGCTCGCCACCATGCAGGACAAGTGGGCACGGTTCCTCAAGACCATCTCCGGCGCGCTGTTCAGGATCCCCGGCATGGACGGGTTGGCGATGGATATCGGGTTCGATGCCGCCTTCGCCGGTCAGGCCGTCGATCAGCTGCGCAAGACGGCGGACGAATTCCGTTTCTACGCCGGCAATCTCGGCGACCAGGCGGATATCCTGGCCGGTAACATCTCCCGGCCGCTCAAGTCCATGACCGCCCTGCGAGACGCGATGAAGGGGGCGGGCGAGGATGGCGCGGACGCGCTCGCGCGCACCAGCGATGCCGCTTCCCGGCTGGCCACGAGTGTCGCCAACGCTGGCGGCGCGGCTGCGCGGACGGCCGAGGTGGCGAAGTCCGCCTGGGAAACGGCGGCCACATCACTGAAGGATTACGCGACAAAGGCGATGGAGCTCGGCAAGGGGCTGGGCGACACGCTGGTGAGCGCATTCTCGAGCGCCGAACAGGCCATTGGGGAGTTCGTCCGCACGGGCAAGCTGGACTTCCGGTCGCTGGTCACCTCGATCCTGGCCGACATGGCGAAGCTGTCGGCGCGCCGTTTCATACTCGGGCCGCTGGCCAATTTGCTGTCCGGCGCGATGGGTTCTTTGGGGGGCATCTTCGCGCCGGTGCTGCATTCCGGTGGCATTGCCGGAGGCGCGGCGCCCACCCGAATGGTTCCCGCTGCGGCCTTTGCCGGAGCACCGCGCATGCATTCGGGCGGCGCTGTGGGCGCTCCCACCTGGGCGGGTCTGCGACCGGACGAGGTGCCTGCGATCCTGCAGCGGGGTGAACGGGTGCTGAGCCGCCGCGAGGTAGCCGCAGGTGTCGGCGGCACACCGAACATCACCGTCAACATCAACACCCGGGACGCCGAGAGCTTCCGCCAGTCCCGCGCCCAGGTCGCAGCCGACATTGCCCGCGCGGTGTCGCTGGGCCGCAGGGGGCTCTGATGGCCTTCCACGAAGTCCGCTTCCCCGACGATATCAGCCGTGGTGCACGCGGCGGGCCAGAGCGGCGCACTCAGATCGTCGAGCTCGCCTCTGGCGACGAGGAGAGGAACGCCAGCTGGGCCAACAGCCGCCGACGTTACGATGTCGCCTATGGCATCCGCCGTGCGGACGATCTGGCGGCGGTGGTCGCCTTCTTCGAGGCCCGCAACGGGCGGCTTAACGGTTTCCGGTTCAAGGACTGGGCCGACTGGAAGTCCTGCCTGCCGTCCGGGACGCCCGCCGCGACGGATCAGGGCATCGGCACCGGGGACGGCGCCACGACCGACTTCCAGCTGGTGAAGACCTACGCGTCCGGTTCGCAAACCTGGACCCGGGCTATCACCAAACCGGTCGACGGGACGGTCAAGGTGGCCATCGACGGCGTTGAGCAGACTTCGGGCTGGTCGGTCGACACCACCACAGGCATCGTCAGCTTCACCACGGCTCCGGCCGCAGGTGCTGCGATCACCGCCGGGTTCGCGTTCGACGTACCGGTGCGGTTCGACACGGACACGCTCGACGTGACGCTCGACATCGAGCGGCTGGGTTCGATCACCTCCATCCCGCTCCTGGAGATCCGGCGATGAACGACAATTCCGGTTTCGTCGCGACGGTGCTGCGCGACCTCGCGGCATCGACGGCGGTGATCCTCGCGGCCTGGGGCGCGCTCGGCGGGGCGACCAATGCGCTGACCACGAAGATGCGTCTGCGCGATGCTCTGCGTCACATCCTGCTGGGCGGGCTGATCGCCGCCGGGATGGGCAGCCTCTCCATGGCGGTGATCACCCGCTGGCTCGGCCTGCCGCCACAGGCGATCCCCGCAGGCGGTGCTGCCGGTTCCGCCGCCTATCTCGTCGGCGTCTTCGGACCGGCGGTGATCGAACTGGTGCTGGCCCGGCTGCGCCAGGCGCGAGGAGGTCACGATGACTGAACTCGTCCGTGTCCTGCGCAGCCTGCGGCGCCTGACCGACGACCCACGCGATGCCTTCGCCCACCGTCTGCGCGTCGGCCTCGCCATCGCCGCGCTGATCCTGTTTCTCTCGCTTCTGAGGTAACCCCATGCACATGACAGACCGGGGCCTCCTGGCCCTCGCCCGGCACGAGGGGATCGTGCCCGGGCCCTATCGCGATTCCACCGGCACCTGGACCTTCGGCATCGGCCACACGGTGGCCGCGGGTCCGCCCGATCCCATGGAGATGCCGCGTGGGTTGCCGGCTGACCTGGATGCCGGGATCCGTGAGGCGTTCCGGGTTTTCCGTGCCGACCTTGCGCGATACGAGACCGAAGTGCTGCGAGCCGTGACCGTGCCTCTGGCGCCGCACGAGTTCGATGCGCTGGTCTCGTTCCACTACAACACCGGCGGCATTGCCCGTGCCGCGCTGACCCGGCACCTGAACGCAGGCGACCGGGAAGCTGCGGCGCGGGCCTTCCTGAACTGGCGCCGGCCCGCTTCCATTATCCCGCGCCGCGAGGCCGAGCGCGACCTGTTCCGGTATGGCCGCTATCCCCGCGGGACGATCCCGGTCTGGGCCGTTGACCGTGCGGGCCGGGTGGACTTCTCGCGGTCGATCCGTCGCCTGACCGAGACGCAAGCGCTGGCCCTGCAGCGTTCCGCGCAAGCACCCATCGTTACCCGCTTGCAGCCGACACCCACGGCCCAGACCAGCTGGGTCTCCCGGCTCTTCGCCATTTTCACTCGCCTACTCAGAAGGACCTGATCCCCATGCGCTACATCCGACCGACTTCGCTCACATGGTGGGTGGGGTGCCTCGCCATGCTCACCGGCATTGCGTCGCTCGCGCTGCCCGCCACCGGGCCGCTCGGAGAACTCTCCCGCCTCGTTGCGCTGCTGGCTGGCTCCGGCGATGCCTCGCCCGCCGGCCTCATGTTCCTCGGTCTCGGCCTGATCGGGCTGCGCGACCGGATCGAGCGGGGGTTCCGGGGCGATGACTGAGTTTCTGGCGGGGCTCGCACTGGGCGGCTGTACCGGCGTCTTCATCGTCGCCCTCTGTGTGGCCGCCGGGCGCGGGGAGCGGGACGATGGCTGATTTTCTGGTCTGGCTGGTGGCCGCTCTGGGCGCGGTCGGGGGCGTCGTCCTCGGCCGGGTCTGGGGCCAGGTAGAAGGCCAACGCGCAGGCAAACGGGAGGCGGAACGCGATGCATTGGAAGAGACGATCGGGAAGGTTGAACGAGGGCGCCATGCGCTTCGTGACAGCCGCGGCGCTGGCGATCCTGCTCAGCGGCTGCGCCGCAACGATGGTGACTGGTGATGCGGGCTGCATTTCCTACGCCGAGGCGCGGCTCACCCGACCACCTGCGGCGACTGTCGCTGAGGTGCCGCGCCCTTGGGCAGCATGGATCGCCGATCTCGATGACCGCATGACGGGGACCTGCCGATGAAAACCCTCTCGCCAACCCTGCAATTCCATCTCGACGAGGGCACCACGACGCTGGCCTGGTGCTGGTGGATCACCCGCGCCGATGGCCAGGTGTTCGGCTTCACCGACCATGATCGGACGCTCACCTTCGATGGTACCAGCTTCGAGCCCGAGAGCGGCTTTGCGGCCTCGGAGCTTCGCGCGGGCTCCGATCTCGCGGTCGATGCGCAGGATGCGGAAGGGGTGCTACGCTCGGGCGTCATCACCGAAGCCGACATCGCCGCTGGGCTCTGGGATGGGGCGGCGGTCGAGGTCTGGCGGGTGAACTGGCAGGATGCCAGCCAGCGGGTGCTGATGCGGCGCGGTGCCATCGGTGAGATCCGGCGCGGGCGGGTGGCCTTCACTGCCGAGATGCGCTCGCTCGCCCATGTGCTCGATCAACCCGTGGGGCGGAGCTTTCAGGCCGGGTGCGATGCGGTGCTGGGCGACGGTCGCTGCGGGATCGACCTGGAGGATCCGGCCTGGAAGGGCACAGGCACCGTCGCGGTTTTGCTGCGCGACCGTGCGTTCTCGGCGGCGGGGCTCTCGGGCTCCGCCGCCGGGCTCTTCAGCTTCGGCACGCTGACCTGGGACACGGGCGCTAATGCCGGCCAGCGCGTGGAGGTGGAGCGCCACGAACTCGCCACCACCGGCGAGGCGGAGATCACGCTGCTGGAGCCGCCCGGCAGTCCCATCGCCGCGAACGACGCCTTCACCATCCGCGCCGGGTGCGACAAGGCCTTCGCCACCTGCCACGACCGCTTCGCCAACACGGCCAATTTCCGGGGCTTTCCGCATATCCCGGGCAATGACACCGTGTTGCGCTACGCCTCCCAGGGCCGGGCCAATGAGGGGAGCGTTCTGTAGTGTCGGCCATCATCCATCGTCCCGTGGCGCGGGCGAAGGTGATCGCTGCGGCGCGGTCCTGGCTCGAAACTCCCTATCACGACCAGCAGAGCGTCAGGGGCGTGGGCTGCGACTGCCTCGGGCTCGCCCGTGGCGTCTGGCGCGAAGTCGTGGGGGCGGAGCCGTTCCCGATCCCGCCCTATTCCCGCGACTGGGGCGAGGCCGGACCGGTCGAAGTGCTGGCCGAGGGCGCCAGTAGCTGCATGATCGAGGTGGCGCCGGCCGAAGCGCCACCCGGCGCGCTCCTGATGTTTCGCATGCGCGAGCGGGCCATTGCCAAGCATGTCGGCATCCTCACGGGCACCGGCACCCTCATCCACGCCCGCGAACGGCTCGGCGTGATCGAGGAACCCTTCACCCGTTCCTGGCGGCGGCGTCTGGCCTTCGCCTTTCTCTACCCGCAACCCCGGAGGCGCTGATGGCGACCCTCGTGCTCGGTCTGGCCGGTCAGGCCATCGGCGCCTCGATCGGCAGCGGCATTCTGGGCATCTCGGCCGCCACCATCGGAGGGGCGATCGGGACCATGGCGGGCTCGGTCGTGGACAGCTGGATTGTCGGCTCCCTACAGCCCGATCAACGCTACGAGGGCGCAAGGCTCGACAGCCTGCGGGTGACCTCCGCCACCGAAGGCACCACAATCCCGCGCCTCTTCGGGCGCATGCGTCTGGGTGGCAACATCATCTGGGCCACCGACTTCACCGAGCATGTGAGCACCACGACGCAAGGCGGCGGCAAGGGCGGTGGGCCCAAGGTCACGACGACAGAATATTCCTACACCGCCTCCTTCGCCGTCGCCTTGTGCGAGGGTCCGATCACCGGGATCGGCCGCATCTGGGCCGACGGCGAGCTTCTCGACACTGCCACCATCACCTGGCGCTGGTATCCCGGTGACGAGGCGCAAACAGCCGACCCCTACATCGCCGCGAAGATGGGGGCCGAGGCCGCGCCGGCCTATCGCGGCACCGCCTATGTGGTCTTCGAGGAACTCGATCTCACCCAATTCGGCAACCGCATTCCTCAGCTGAGCTTCGAGGTGTTCCGGCCCTTGGCCGATCCGGACACGGCGGAGGGGGCGATCCGTGCCGTCACGATGATCCCCGGCGCGGGCGAGTTCATTTATGCCACCGAGCCGGTGATGCGGACCGAGGGCGCAAAGACCACGCCTGAGAACGTGCATGCCGAGACCGACAGGGCCGACTTCCTGGTCTCGCTGGACCGGCTCGAGGCGCTGGCGCCGGGGGTGGAGAGCGTGTCGCTGGTGGTGAGTTGGTTCGGCAACGACCTGCGCGCCGGGGAGTGCGAGATCCGGCCCGGCGTCGAGACCGCCGCGAAGACCACAACACCGCAGGTCTGGCGGGTCAACGGGGTGGACCGGGCATCGGCGCATCTCGTCTCCACCGATGCCGAGGGCCGGCCGGTCTATGGCGGCACGCCGAGCGACGTAGCGGTAGTGCAGGCGATCCGGGAACTGAAGGCGCGGGGCTACCGCGTCACCTTCTATCCCTTCATCCTGATGGATGTGCCCGCAGGCAACGCGCTGCCGAACCCCTATTCCGACAACGCCGCCACGATCGGCCAGCCGGCGCTTCCCTGGCGTGGGCGGATCACCTGTTCGCCGGCGGCGGGTTACGCGGGCACGGTGGACAAGACGGCAGGCGCGACCAGCCAGGTCGCGACCTTCTTTGGCAATGCGCAGGTGTCCGACTTCGCCGTCTCCGGCGAGACCGTAACCTGGACCGGCGGCACCGACTGGGGCTGGCGGCGGATGATCCTGCATTATGCGCATCTCTGCGCGGTGGCCGGTGGGGTCGATGCCTTCCTGATCGGCTCCGAGCTGCGCGGGCTCACCACCATCCGCGACGGCGCGACGAGCTATCCGGCGGTAGCGCAGCTTCAGAGCCTCGCGGCGGACGTGTGCGCGATCCTCGGCGCGGGCACCGCGATCAGCTACGCTGCCGACTGGTCGGAATACTTTGGCCATCAGCCCGCCGATGGCTCGGGCGACGTGTTCTTCCATCTCGACCAGCTCTGGGCGGACGGGAATGTCGATTTCATCGGCATCGACAACTACATGCCGCTGTCCGATTGGCGGGACGGGTTCGAACACGCCGACGCGGCTCAAGGCTGGCCCGCCATTTACGACCGCGCCTACCTGCAATCGAACATCGCCGGCGGTGAGGGTTTCGACTGGTTCTATGCCTCGGATGCCGACCGGGACGCGCAGAACAGGACGCCGATCACGGATGGCTTCTACCAGGAACCGTGGACGTTCCGCTTCAAGGATCTGGTGAACTGGTGGGCGACCCCGCATCATGACCGCCCCGGCGGCGTGCGAACCGGGTTCTTCGCCAATGCCGCCAACGTGGCGAGCTATGACCCGAACCCGTCCACCGTGGCGATCACGCCCACGACCGGCACGTTCGGGCCCTTCGGCGCGCCCGCCCGCATCGCGTCTGACGGCGCAACCTGGCACGGCGCCACGCCCGGATACCAGGCCCTTGCGGCCGGGGACCGGGTGCGAATCACCGCCTTCGTGGCGCCGGGCACGTCGGGCGATTTCGCGCTCTATTTCGCGCTTGGCACCGGTGCCGATCACGCCTCCTACTTCGGTGCCATTGGCGGCTGGGAGAACACCGCGCCCGGGGCGCACACGATCGAGGCCACCAGCCAGACCGAGGTTTCGCCGGGGCTGTGGAAGATCACGCTGGAGGTGACAGCGGGGATCTCCGGCTCGGCGGGTTTCCGGATCGGGCCGCGCTCGGCCACGGTGGGCGATGACATCGTGGTTTACGGCGTCGAGGTGTTGCCCGTCGGCCAGTCCACCACCGGATGGGTGCCAGAGTCCAAGCCTATCCGCTTCACCGAGTTCGGCTGCCCCGCCATCGACCGCGGCACCAACCAGCCTAATGTCTTCTACGACCCGAAGTCCTCGGAAAGCGCGGCGCCGTATTTCTCGCGGGGCTGGCGCGACGACACCATCCAGCGCAGCTATCTCGAAGCCACCGCCCTCTATTGGGCCGATCCGGCGAACAACCCGGCCTCCAGCCTCACCGGCCTGCCGATGGTCGATACCTCGGAATGTGCCGCCTGGTCCTGGGACGCCCGCCCGCATCCGTTCTTCCCGGGGCTCACCGACGTCTGGTCGGATGGCGCCAACTGGCAGCTCGGCCACTGGCTGACGGGGCGGCTCGGTGCGGTGTCGCTCGCTGCCCTCGTGCGCCACCTCTGCCTCGCGGCTGGCATGGACGCAGCGCACATCGACGTCTCCGGCCTCTGGGGTGCGGTGGAGGGACTCGTGATCCCGGCCATCGAAAGCCCGCGCACCACGATCTCCATGCTGGCCAGGCATTTCGGCTTCGACGCGGTCGAGAGCGAGGGCGTGATCCGCTTCCGCATGCGCGGGACCGCTCCGGTGGTGATCATCACACCCGACGATCTCGTGGCCGGAAACGGCGAGGACATCGAGCGCAGCCGCGGTCAGGAAACCGAGCTGCCCCAGGTCCTGCGCTGGAGCGTGGCACGCGCCGACGAGGATTACGACGCGGCACTGGTCGAGGCCCGGCGCGTCACCACCGGCGCGGTGCGCGTGACCGCCGAAAGCTTCCCCGTCGCCGTCGCGCCCGAGGAGGCCGAACGACGCTGCCGCCGCACCCTGATGGAGACCTGGACCGCAAGGGAACGGGCGAGCTTCACCCTGCCACCCTCGCGCCTCGCGCTCGATCCGGGCGATGTGGTGACGTTCACCGACGGCGCCGCCACCGAGTTCCGCCTCACCCGCATTGCCGACGGGCTCTCCCGCCGCATCGAAGTGACCCGGCAGGATCGCGAGGTCTACGACCTGCCACCGGGAGCCCAGCGAGCCGCCGCCGTGGCCCGCTCCGTGCCCCTCGGCGCGCCGCAGGTGGCGATCCTCGACCTTCCACAGCTGACCAGCGCCCACACCCCGCCGCAGCCGCTCATCGCCGTCGATGCCGATCCCTGGCCGGGCACGGTTGCCGTCCTGCGCAGCCCCGAGACCTCGGGCTGGGCGAGCTTCGCCACGATCACCCGCCGCGCGCGGACCGGGACGCTGGTCAGCGATTTTCAAGCCGGACCCGCCTGGCGGTGGGATCGCGGCGCGGTTCTCGAGATCGACCTTCCCTGGGGCCAGCTCGAGAGCGTCACCGACCTGCAACTCTTCGCCGGCAGCAACGCCTTTGCCGTGGAGAGCGCACCGGAAACTTGGGAAATCCTGCAGGCCCGCGACGTGACGCTGGTCGCGCCCGGCCGCTATCGCCTGACCACGCTCCTGCGCGGCCAGCGCGGAACCGAAGCTACCATCGGCTATCCGGCCCCGGCCGGTGCGCGGGTCGTGGTGCTGGATGGCGCAGTGGCAGAACTGCCCTTCACCGCAGGCGAGATCGGTCTGCCGTGGAACCTCGCCGTGGGACCGATCACGCGGCCCGTGTCGGACCCGAGTTACAAGACGCTGGCGCTCACGCCATCGGGCGCATCGCTCCGCCCCTTTGCGCCGGTGCATCTCGGAGCGAAGGCCGAGTCGTCGGGCGACATCATCCTTTCCTGGACCCGCCGCTCCCGCGACCCGGCCGCAGACAGCTGGGAGGCGACCGAGGTGCCACTTCTGGACCAGCCGGAGGCTTGGGAGATCGACATTCTCGACGGCGGCACCGTCAAGCGCACGCTGACGGCGGGATCGACCAGCGTCACCTACAGCACCGCCAACCAGATCGCCGACTGGGGCGCAACGCTCGCGCCGGGCGCCACGCTGACCATCCGCGTGGCCCAACTCTCGCCCTCGCTTGGTCGCGGCACGCCAGCCGAAACCACCGTCACCATCACATGAGGCATCCATGACTACCCCGAACCTCTCGCTTCCCTACATCGCCGCCGCTCAGGCGCAGAAGCATGTCACCCACAACGCAGCACTCGATCTGCTCGATGGCCTCGTCCAACTCTCCGCGAAGGACCGGGATCTCACCACACCACCCGCGAGTTCCGCCGAGGGCGACCGCTACATCGTCGCCACAGGTGCGACGGGCGCATGGGCTGGCTGGGACGGTGACGTGGCTCTGTTTTCTGCCGGGGCGTGGGTGCGGCTCATCCCGCAAACAGGCTGGCGAGTCTGGATCGAGGACGAGGCGGTTCTGCTGGTCTTCGACGGTACGTCCTGGATCGGCGTCACGCCGGACGCGCTGCAATATCTGACCCGGCTGGGTCTCGGCACCACCGCCGATGCCGCCAATCCGTTTTCTGCCAAGCTGAACGGGGCGCTCTGGACCGCGCTTGCCGCCGCCGAAGGTGGCAACGGCGATCTGCGCCTCACGCTCAACAAGGAAACCGCTGCTGGGGTTCTGTCCTTCCTGCTGCAGTCGGGGTTTTCCGGGCGGGCGGAACTCGGGCTCATCGGCTCCGACGATCTGACCCTGAAGTTGAGCCCCGACGGCACCGCCTGGCGCGACGCGCTCACCGTCGATCGTGCCACCGGCATCGTTGACCAGCCGCAGTTGCCGCGCTTCAAGGCTTACACCAACTACGACAACTACGTGGGTCTCACCACCTGGACCAAGATCGGCATCAACGCCGTCGAGACCAACGATCAGGGCGCGTTCGACCCCGCAATCAACCTCTTCATCGCGCCGGTTGCCGGCACCTACCTCTTCGGCGCGAGCCTGCTCTACAAGGTCAATGCCAGCACCTCGGCCCGGATGCGCGGGCGGCTGGTCCTGAACGGAACCACCGAGATCCGGGGCTCCTTCGGCGAGGTCTCCAGCTCCCACAAGTCGCTCGCCACCGCGCTCTGGCTGCAGACCATGGTGCCGCTGAGCGCGGGCGATACTGTGGAACTGCAGGGGTATTTCCGGGCGGCGGACGGGTATTTCGCGGCGGATAAGACGACCTTCTGGGGTGCGAAGGTGGGGTGAGGGAGGCACATCATGGTGCCGCAACGGCCAGAGGACGGCTTCATCCATATGCCGGAGCACGAGTTCGAGGTGATCTTGATGCGCGCTATGCCCTGGTGGTGGTTGTCCTCGACAGTCTGCAAGCCGCGATTGCCATCCGAGACCTGCGCACGCTGCTTGCATTGTTACGCATGGTGCCATGCGACTTGACCGACCGTCGTTCGGCTGATCACCACTGGCTTGCTGCTGGCCCTGATCGCTGGCGTGGCGGTGAAGCCGAAGGAATTTGGTTGAATCCGGAAACAAGGGAAACGGGTTCACCTGTCCCTTCCTGTCATCCAGCGCTATGATCGCGGGCTGAACGACGCCGACGAAAAACGCATTGCGGCCAATCTGGCCAAAACCCTGGCCATGCTCTGTGTGCGCAATACCAAGCTGGAAGATCTGCATGCGGGCATCACGCCAGTCAGCAGGACCGGGGATTACTCGGATATCGTTGTGATCGATGCCGAAGGCCGGGAAATCCCGTGGACCGAGGTCTCGCATCTTGACGACGAGACCATGCGTGCGCTGATGCGCCAGATCGTCAATCGGTTGTATACCTTCCACCTGATGGCCGATGACCCGGGCCTGCGAGAGATGATCGACCGGTAGGCTGCGGCCGCCAGCGCCTGGGAAGACCCGGAAATCGATCAGGGGTTGCTGAGGGCGGACGAGAAGAAAGCGGGAGGCAGTTGAAGCGCGATCTTCGCCTGTACGTTGCCGTTATCACGCATCATCGCCCATGAGATAGTCCCGGTTCACTCGGGCCCACCGATCCGGCAGTCTCTCGCATGAGATCCCATTCGGCGCCCGGTCGAAATGGGGGCGCGTCTGGGAGACAGATCCTACGAGTTTTGAATATTCTTGCGCTAAAACGGCTTGCATTCTCTCAACTATATTTACAGGCCATCGTTTCTCCTGTTTCGCTTCACGACACCGTTCTCAAATTGATCGGAGGCTGGATCAAGGACTATAATGAAAACCACCCGCACTCGGCCCTCAAGTGGCGCTCGCCCCGCGAGTTCCGAAAGGCTAATCCGAAACCGCTCAGATGTCCGGTCGAAATGGGGGCCGGTTTAGAATATTCCTTATCGCATAGAAGACGAACTGCCTGCTTGGAAATGCAAGAAGTGTGGAGAGATGTAACCATTCGAAAGAATGGATATGAGGGAGCAGAATATATAGTGACCTCGCGCTCTTATTGAAAATAGCATGCCTCCATAACCATAGAACGCAGCGAGAAGATATTCGCGACATAATAGAGAAAAGGTTTAAACAAATGTGTGGACTTATTGGCTTTTTCGTTGGTTGTGATTTGACTATAACATGCCCAAAGAAAAACTTGTCCAATTGCTCTCGTCGTTATCGATCTTCCTTTCAAAATTGGGATTCACGAGCATCGGTTCGCAGCGCGCAGAGACGAACAGATCAGGTAAAATCAATGTTATTCCCGGAAAGATATGTACCCATTTTGAGACATTCCATGATTGGGGCGCTTGACCAAAGTGCTCACGAATTGTTGCGAAAAGCAGCGCTCTACAGGTTTCTAAACTTTACACACAAGCTAGAAATTCTGGTCGTCAATACGGTTACTGCGAATATAGCCCTAGGGCGGTACAATGCGGATTTTTCGGAAAACCTTCGACTGGACGCGCACCGAATTTACGTCGATGAAGCCTATCATGCATTGTTTTCCTTTGACCTAATGAAACGGATCAAAGCTAGCAATGTGACCTCTGACGCGTTCCACGAAGACATTCCAGAGTTTATCCGCGGCATCAATAAGCTCGTTGAAGCCCACAGCGCTAATGATCGCGCATTGCTTGAACTCACAGCTGTCATCGTTTCGGAAATGCTAATTACTAGTACCTTGCGCGAGGCCACGTTGGAGCCTGACATGGATCAGGGCGTTGCTTCGATGATTGAGGATCATGCTAGAGATGAAGCAAGGCATCATGCCTTCTATAAACATGTTCTGCTAGATCTTTGGTCTCAACTGTCCGATCATCAGCGCAACCTCGTGCTTAGGCACATCCATCCCTTCTTGGTGGCCTATACGGCACCTGACGAACAGGCGCTTAGGACCGAATTGCGTTCTGTAGGATTGACCGAAGATCAAGCCCGTCTAGTTATTGCCGAGACCTATGATCCTCAAACCGTCTCTGAATATGCAAATGCGTGCGGCAAGGGAATTTTTGCCACGTTTGAGGAGTTGGCGGACCCACGGGACTTCGCACGCGTGTCCGAACACTTCTCTATGCTGCCCCGTTAGGAAGGGATTTGTTGATATGACTGTTGCAGACAAAGAAAAGAGCACGGTAATCGATGCTGCAGGTGACGGTATCGAGGTCAAACCCGCCCGCTGGACTTTCGGGGGCAATGTGGCGGATAAGTTTAACGATCATGTATCCAAATCGGTCCCACTATACGAAAGTGGCCACGATCTTACAGTCAAGTTGTCGGATTTCTTCATTAAACCGGATTCGACGGTTTACGAACTGGGCACCTCCACCGGTACGCTGCTGCGCAAGCTTGCAGACAGGCATAGCGATCAAAAGAACGTCCGTTTCTTTGGTCTAGAGGCCGAACCCGATATGGTCAACTACGCCA